CGCCTCCGCAAGCGGGTGTCGATCGAGCGGCCGGTGAGGACGCTGGACGCGCACGGGCAGCCGTCCGTCACGTGGACGGAGGTCGCGCAGGTCTGGGCGGAGATCCAGCCGCTCTCGGCGGACGAGCCGAAGCGGGCGTTGGTCGTGCAGGGCGAGGCGACGCACCGCGTGACGATGCGCTACGCGCCGGACCTCCCCGGCCCGGAGTGCCGCATCCGGTGGAAATCGCGGACGTTCCAGATCACGAGCAGGCTCAACTACATGGAGATCTCGCGCGAGCTGGACTGCATGTGCAAGGAGCTTGTGTGATGCCGAAGCCGACCGACACCATCTCGTTCTCCGGCATCGACGACCTCATCCGCCGGTTCGACCGACTCGACAAGAAGGTCCAGCGGCAGATCGTCAACAAGGCGGGCCTTCCGATCCTGAAGGACATCCGCCACTCGGCCCGCTACTACATCATCCAGACGTTCGGGAAGCTGAAGCGCTCCGGGAAGAACGTCGGGTTCCACATGGCCGAGTCGCTCGGTTTCAAGCGTTCGACGCGAGGCGGCGTCAACTCCATATCGCTGGCGGTGATGTACAAGCAGGCGAAGACCAACAAGCTCGCGCACCTGATCGAGTGGGGGTTCCGCAACGTACTCTCGGGCCAGCGTGTCGAGGGCCACAAGATGATGACCCGCGCGTTCGACGACCACAAGGACATCGCGGTCGAGCGGTTCCGCATGGAGCTTGGCCGGATGCTCGAACAGGCGGAAGGGGGCCAACGTGTCTCTTGAGTCGGAGATGCGCGAGATCCTCGTCGGCGACGCCGGAGTCTCGGCGGTCGTCGGGACGCGGATCTATCCCTTCCAGCGCGAGGAGGACAGCGCCCTCCCGGCGATCGTCTACCGGTCCACGATGGAGAACCCGCAGCAGTCGCTCCGGAGCGAGGTTGACCTCTCCGAGACGATCGTCGAGTACGAGTGCATCGCGGCGACGATCGCTGCCGCGAAGTCGCTCGCCGAGCTGGTCCGTCAGGCGCTGGCGGGCACGAGCGGAGCGATCGGCGACATTCCACACGGTGCGATCCGCCACACGCACAGCAAATCGAGCTTCTTCGATCCGTTCGACGGGTCGGCCGAGGGCCTCTTCTCGGAGATCGTCGAGTTCACGGTGATGTACAGGACTCCCTCTCTCGCATAGGTGACACATGGCAGGAACGGTTTCATACGGGACGACTTTCTCGTTCGAGGGCAACTCGATCGGGGACATCAAGAGCCTCGCCTTCGACGGGGCCGAGCGATCATTCGCGTCCAGGACTCCACTGTCGAGCCAGCACGCGCTCAAGCTCCCCGGCCGGGTGGATTCGGGGACCGTGACGCTGGAGCTGTTCTACAACGAGACGGCACACGGTGCGTTCTGGGACACGATCAGCGCGGCCCTGACAGGGACGACCCCGCCGTCCGCGTCGGCGTGCATCGTGGCCGCTCCGGACGGGACGACCTGCACGTTCTCTGGCTACGTCAAGAGCATGGCAGGCCCGAAGGCCGACGGCGAGGAGGCCCTGATGGCGACCGTCGTCATCGAGATCACCGGGGCGATCACCAAGAGCTGACGCATGCTGACGAAGGAAGACATCATCGGAAGGAAGCCACGCACGGAGACCGTCGAGGTTCCCGAGTGGGGCGGCGAGGTCATGCTCCGGGCAGTGACGGTCGAGGAGCGTGGCCAGTTGGAGCAGTGGGTGCAGAGGCAGCGCGGGGACATCTCGCGCGTGCGGGCACGGCTGCTCCGGATGTGCCTCTGCAACGGAGACGGCTCGCTGATGTTCTCCGAGCAGGAGGAGTCGCAGCTCGGGTCGCTCGACGGCGGGGTCAGCGAGCGGCTTGTCGAGCGTTGCCTCGTCCTCTGCGGGATGAAGTCCTCGGAGGTGTCGGGGGAAAAAGCGTAGCCCGGCCGCACAGGAGGATGGCCTTCCGTCTGGCCGGGCATCTCGGGATGACCGTGAGGGAGCTTGAGGAACGGATGGACGCGGTGGAGTTCAGGGAATGGATCGACTACCTGAACCTTGAGGCGGGCGACGACGGTAAGACCGGAATAGAGCGGCTGTTCGACGCCGCGATACCTGCGAGGAAATGAACCAGTGGCCGTAGTCGGCAATCTCTTCGTGAACATCGCGGCGAAGACGGCAGACTTCTCGAAGGGGATCTCCGGCGCGATCTCGACGCTGAAGAAGCTGCCGTACGTCGGCCGCATCACGGCGCTGGGCCTGTCGGCGGCGATGGTCTACGAGTTCGGGAAGATCGCCCGAATGGCGACGCTGAGGTTCGCCGAGACGCGGGAGTCGATCTATTCGCTGACGAAGTCGTTCCGGGAGATCGAGCTTACGGTGGCGCGGTCGATGGCGCCGGTCATCAACGTTCTGGCCGGCATTCTGGCGAGCGACGTTGCGTCGTGGGCGAAGGACTCCGGCGACGGGATGTCCTACCTCGGCACGGTGTTCGGCGTGGTGGGAAGCGCCGTCCAGGCGGTGTACAACGGCACGAAGATCCTGTTCCAGTCCGTGGCAACCGGGATAGCGGCCATCGCGACGGGACTGTCCGCCATCGTCGAGACGCTGGCATGGATCGCCACGCTTGGCAACTCCGACTTCACCATGACGAAGGATCTTGCCGGGACGACGGCGAATCTGGGTAGCGACCTCGCCAACTCGGTCTACGACATGGGCCAGCAGCCGAGCGCCTACGACGCCGGGATGACCGGCAAGGTGAACGGCAAGCCGCTCACCGAGACAGGAACGCTCGGGTCCGAGGCGCTGCTGATGCTCGCCCGCAAGCAGGTCACGCTGCTTGAGCATATCAACCAGAAGGTTGGGGGCGTCCGATGACAAGCTTCGTCATCACCGAGACGACGGAGACGCGGCCGTTCGAGGTCGCGACGCCAGGTCAGGTCCAGCGGTTCACGCGGACCTTCACGGCATCCCTCGACGTTTCCAATACCGCCGACCTGGACAACTCGCAGGAGCTGATCGACGACCTGTGGTCGCAGCATTCGGTCGCGATCCGAGAGCGCCTGACCGGATCAAGCGCGTTCATCTGCCGGCGACTCGCCTTCGAGCCGATCCCCGATTCGCCCAACTTTGACATCCGGGCCGAATACGAGACCTACTCGCCAGCAGTCGCGGACTCGACGGTCGTCGGGTTCACGGCGCGTCCGCCGTTCGTGCGCCGCCAGAGCCAGTCAGCAGACAGGATGTTCGACCTCTACCGCGAGGGTGCGACGATCCCGACCGACGGCGACGTGACCGGAACGTCCGACATCTCAGGAACAAAGGTTGACCAGCAGGGACGGCCGATCGCCGTCCCGATCAACACCATTGAACTCCAGATCGACACCTACTACGACACCACCGAGTGCTTCGACGACGAGGCTGCGTACCTCGACTACCTGAACAAGCGCAACTCGGTGGCTTGCTTCGGGTTCGCGGTCGGCCAGCTCCTGTTCAAGTCGGTCGTCATCAGCGAGGTGGGGCCGGAGTGGTATCAGATCACCTACCGGATCGTCGGCGATACCTATTACCACCTCCGTCAGGTTCCGACGCTCGACATCAACGGGAACGTCCAGCTCACAGGGACGAGCGGCATCGGTCATGCCGCAGGGGTCTACTGGTTCCAGCCTTACAAGTCGAAGTTCGACTTCGAAGATCTGTTCACCGCCGAGGAATGGGCATACCTGACGAGGTCGTGCCCATGAACCGGACGCGATTCAGCCACGGAAGCGGCGCGCTGACGGCGCGCGACCTGAACCGGCTGCGGGACACGAGCCGAGTCGTCGAGCAGTTGGGACCGGCTCTCCCGCAGGCGGTCAGGATGACCGAGACGCCCGGCAAGATCCTGCCCTACTTCTGGGCGAATATCACCGGACATTCGACGTGGGGGAGCTACCGCTACCGCTGGACATACTCCTTCGAGGAGATGCGGTGGGAGATCGCGTCCGACGGTCCCGTCAGCATCACGGCCGGGATCATCGGGACAGACAACCTCTACAACATGAATGAGGCGTTCAACGACAACGCCGCGACGGTCCTGGCGCCCGGCTACACGGTCGCGAACATCCCGGCGGGATTCTCCTACCAGCCCATCTCGACCGGGACGATGGCGCTCGTCTTCCCGCACGTCACCGAGACCGGGGAGCAGATCTTCGTCTTCGACAAGCCGAACACCATCGACGGGAGCTGCATCTGATGGCAGAGACGACCGACATCGTTATCGAGCAGAAGGCGACGTTCGTCCTGTCGATCGTCTACAACGACACCAACGGGGATCCGGTGGACCTGACGGGCTATTCGGCCCGCATGATGGTCAAGGCGTCGCACGACACGGCGGACGTGGACGCGGTCATCGACATCGACTCGGACGCCGGCGGCACTGGCGACGTTTCCGGTATCGGACTCGACGATTCAGGGAACATCTCGGTCGTGGTCGCGAAGGCCGAGACGACGGAACTCGATCCGGGCGACTACGTCTGGGACATCCTGCTGGAGGACGGCGCTGGCCGGGCGACGAGGCTGATCGAGGGTAAGGCGGTCGTGAAGCCGGGGGTGACGACGTGAGCGTCACCGTCGTACGGAACATCAATCGCGTCCTTGTGACGAGGAACACCTCGACGGTTTCCGTCGGCGCTCC